TCTAATGATTTATTAGTTTCATCTTCAACTTGTGCAACTGACTTACCAGTTTCTTCTGCTTGTTGTGAAAGAATTACTAATGGAGTTAATTGTTCAAAGTATAATTCCATTTCATCATATCCACCTTGTACCAATGCTGCATCTAAAGAATTTAAGATTAAGCTTTGAAATGGAGAGATTGTCATTGTTTGTAAGATACTAAATGCAGTCATCATTTCTTCACTTTGAGAACTAAAACCATTGTTCTTTGTTCTAATACCAAACAATAAAGGAGAAGTTACTCTATGTGCAACAAGGATTCTATCTTGTGTATATTCTGCAACATAATCATACTTCTCATGCAAATTAGGAATATCAATAATGTCTAAAGTTGGTTTAGTTGTAGGGTCATCATTAAAAGATAACATAAATCTACCTGCATTATCTGTTCCTGTGAATTTTGCTTGAACTAAATCTTCGATAGTTTCCCTCTCTTCAGGAGCGGGAACACCATTATTGAAGTTCAACATCACTGCAGGTAAGAAACCGTTCGTAATGTTATTTAAATGCAAATTAGATATCTCTCCTTCACTAACTGCAAACTGCATTGCAGAAACCCAATCAGGCAAACTATAATAATATAAATTTGGACTATAATTCTTAATGTAAAGTATTTCACATTTTTCATTTGAAGTTCCAAATGCAGGAATCTTTTTCTTTTCTTTTATTTTCTTTTGGTCATTCCAATCAATACAATAATAATAATTCTGAATCTTTGGATGTGATAATAATTTCTCTGCTCTGATATATTGAACAGGAATATGATACATTTTAATTATTTGTGTATGGTCATCATTCCAATATACTTGATAACATGCATTACCATAAAGTTTTAAATCAAATGCAACTCTCTTAGTTTCTTCTTGTGGAACTAATTTTTGTAAAATCTTATCATATGTAGGATTCTTAGAATATACACCCTTACCATATATTAAGTCAGCAATACCTTCTATACATGCAGCATTAGTTGTTGATACATTAAATGTCATAGTTACTGCATCAAAAAAGTCATCATGTCCATAAACACCAAATGGTATCCAGTTTTGACGAGTTTTAGTATCTTCCGTTATGAATGGAAGTTGATTGTTATTTACATTTACAATTGCAAAGTTCTGTTGTTGTTTCATATTAATCCAATATTATATATCTGTTTTCGCTAGCGTGTGATGTTACTGGTGGTATTTGGTTTTCGTATACTGACTTATCTACTGATTGAGATTGGTATACTTGAATTGAACCTTGCCATATTGCATCTCCTGATGAATTAGACATTACACTAGCTGCACCTGAATTATAAAGTGTTGCTCTATATTCAGCACCAGTATATGTTCCACTAATACTTCCTGTAAATGATACAAATGATTCATATCCATTATAAGACATACTTACCATTGACATAGTTAAATTTTCTAAAGTAAACATATCTTGCAAACTCATTGTAAACTGATTTGAACCAGTTGGTTGAGTTCTAAATGTGTATTCATTAGATTGTGAAAGATGGTACGCTAACATTATCTATTATTTATCTTGTGTTTATCTAATAATAACAATGTATTATTTCAAAATAGTTAAAACAAAAAAAGGGATACTCAATTAAGAATATCCCTTCTAATATGTTTTTCGTTATACTGATTAAGCTGGACTTCCGTAAACAATAGTTGGTGCTACTGTCAATCCTGCAAATGCATTAGTTGTTGTAGAGCCTGATAAGAAAGCTGCAGGTAATTTTTCCATACCAGTCATTGTGATTGAATAACCATAAAGGTCACCCAATGCTGCTCCTGTTGAAATTGTACCTGCTGTTAAATCACATCCTAATTGTTCACCTGCTAATAATGCATCTCCGTTGTTAGTCCACAAAATGATTTGAGGTCTACCATAAGCCATAAGCTTTAACTGAGTAGTCATTTCATTAGTTAACTTCTTTAAGTTCAATACAATCTCTTGATTAAAGAAAGTTGTACCGTTCTCACGAGATGAGTTTACTGTTTCAGTATATGCCGAAGTTCCTTTCAACTGATAATAGTATACAGTTGAGCCTGAAAGAGATGTAATCTCTCCAGTTGTTTGATTCTTAGTGAAAGAAGTGGTTGAAGAACCTGAAATACCCGTTGGGTAGTTTAAGAAGTAAACTCCTTGAAGTCCACCAATCGATTCTTTACAAACTTCGTTTCTTCCAGCTGATAAATTACATGGCATATGTTAAGTTTTTAATTTTGTTATTAAAAAGGGTGAGTGTTTAACCCACCCTTTAATTATTTTTTTAGTAAGCTCCGTAGTATACGATATCTTGACCAACACCGAACTGAGTACCAGCAGTGTATCTCATGATAATTCTGTAATTTTGAGAACCATCAATGTCTGCCATATCTAATACCTTTACAGTATTGTAGTCAGATAATAAACCTGTACCGAAGAACAAGTTAGATTTTTGAGCTGCAACAATTTTGTTCGTAGTCATACCAGGACACATTACCATTTCAATACCATTGAAGTTCATTGGCTTTTCACCTACGTTCAATTGATTGTTGAAACCATTAGCACCTAATCCACTTGCACCACCACCAGCTAATGCTGATTGATAATCTTTAGCTACATCAGTAGATACATAGATTAATAAATCTTGCTTACCGAATACAGTCTTAGGGATTGTTTGGTAAACTGCATCTAAGATTGAGATAACATTTGAAGTAGTTACACTACCAGAAATGATAGCACCTGTTCCAGATGTTCTTGCAGGTAATACTGCAGTTGCTCCACCCGCTGCAACTGATGCAGAGAATCTAGCTTCGAAACCAACGAATTCACCATTAGTTGATACGTTGTTAGCAACAGCACCTACTAAGTCACCTTGCCAGATAGATTCTTCAGTTGCTTGTGCAACTACACCACCTACATAAGATACTAAGTAATCGTTGAAAGATTTTGGAATCTCATCAAATGCTGAGAAACCTAATTGTAAAGCCTCCCAAGATGCAACAAATTCTTGCTTACATAATTGGATGTTTACTTGTAGTTCTTTTGGAACTAAGATTTGTTCAGAGATAGTTACTGAACCTGTGTTAGTAATGAAATCGCAAGATGCGTCATTAACTAAGTTTGCTACTGCTAATTTTTGGATTACAGATTTGTACTTCACGTTTGGCATGATAGTAACTAATTTGTTGTCCAAAGTAGTTGCAGATAACAATGCTGCTGCAATATATCCAGAAGCTGCTTCACCCGCGTAGGTAGTTGCAGTTATTGTTGGATTTGCAAAGTTTTGAAATTTTTTCATTGTTTTCTTTTTGAAAATTGTTAATTATTTTAATTATAAAGTTTAGATAAGAAGTTAGATTGTGAGTTCTTTTCTTTCTTACCATAAGTTTTTTTGTTTTCTGCTGCAAATTTATATGCAGGATTTTCTTCGATTGGAGCACCATCTAATTTTGGTAACTCTTCTTCATCAGCTGACATCTTAATGCCTTCTTCTTCTTGAATTACTTGAGATGCTACTGGTGGATACATTGTCTCCATCTTAGCCATTTTCTTTTCCATCTCTTCGATTCTGTATTGCATCTTTTCCATTAACTTGCCTAATTCTATTTCGATTTCTGGGTTCTCACCTTCATCTTCCATAGACTTATCTTCGTCTGCAGGGATTGGTAATGCTTCTTCATCTGTTTCTTGCATTTTAATTGCACCGCCTGTTGTTTTAGCAGTTTCAGTTTCGTTTGCTTTACTTACAGTTTTCTCATCTACTTTACCTGCTTTTAATGTTCCAGACTTAACTGAATTAGGTTGTGTAGGTCTTACATTCTCAGGTAATTCTTCACCTGTTCCTTGTGGGATAGATTCTGTTTTTACATCTTCCATTTCTACATTCTCTCTTTCAACAATTTTACCATTTTCTGCTTTAACTTTCAAAAGAGTTTCGTTACCTTCTGAATCTTTTAACATTAAATCGTGAAATCCGTTTGGTGCTGGAGATTTAGTTCCATCTTCTGAAACTACAAATAGGTCTTCACCTACATCGAATGTTGCTGATTCTACGATAGTACCGTCTGCTAATTTAGCATAAGTTAAAACCACCTCATCTTTTGATAAAAGTGATAATATCTTATTTAATACATTTTTTGAGTTCATATTTGTTTCTTTTATACCTTATATAACAAAGGTGTTGTTAAAAATAGTTATTTTTTATTATCTAAAGAATCTTTGTGAGAATACTTTATATGTTTGTCTAATTTGTTTTGGTGTTAAAATAAATGGATATTGCAAGAATGCCATTATTTTTACGCTAGAAACATTAGTTGCTATACTAAATTTAGTAGTTTGTGTACCACTTGTTGTTCTAGTTATATTTGCATCATTAAGAATTGGTGCCTTTTGATTTATATATAATAAATGTTGTGTAGAATTATTTGCACTAAATGCAGCCTGATTATATCCATTAGTTCCACTACCGGTACTATTATTTATTACAGCTGAAGGTGATGATACGTATTCATTATTACCACTATCATATAAATTTACCGCAAAATATGATGATGTACCTAATGCAGTAGTTCCATATAAATCAAATTCTATTGAATTTGCACCTGCTTTTTGAGGCATGAATGATTCATATGGATTTCCTTGTGCTCCGTTTAATGCAAATATTGCAATACTAGTTTGATTTTCAGTTGATTTCCAATCCCATTGCATATAATTAGACGCAAAGGGACTTGCACTGGTAATCATAACACCACCTTGTAAACCTGATAATGTTGGATATACATTTCCATTATAAGGAATTAAACTACCAGTTACATTTGCATTACCTACATTATAAACTATTCTACTACTATTAAATGCAGATGTACAAATTGGATTACCAAAATCATATATTAAGTCTGCACCTGAAATATATTCAAATTGACCGAAGAATACTCTTTCACCTGCACCTTTTACAAATTGTTGTGGTATCATATTATACGAATGATTGAGCAGGGAATGCAAATACCGTTGTGCTATTCACTGCTGTAAATGAAATTATATCTATATTGCCTGATGGAGATGCTACATAAGCAGACCCCGATGGTTGTTTAACATTATTACTAAACGATGCACTTGGTGAAGTAGAAGTATTAATTACTAATGTTGCGGTTACACCTGGTTGAGCATTTATTACATTTATATTTGTAGTACCTGCCAATGTTAAAGTAAAATAGTTTGCTTTACTTAAATCTATACTTGCAGTTTGTGATGTAATAGATGATGCAGATACATTTTGAAATACAGACCCAGTAAATGTTTGATTACCTACGAATACATTACTTCCAGTCGTTGCATATCCAGCAAGAACACTTGAAGTAAATTGATTTATATTTGCTATACTTGCATTTGTCGATGCAGTATAAGTGTTTATATAAGAATATGATTGACTAAATGATGTTGCAACACTTTGTGAGAATGATTGTGTGTATGTGTTAAACGAAGCTGAATTTAATTTTGTATCAATGTTTGCCTGTAATATAGACGCAGTCGTTGTTAATTGTGCATCAGTTGCATATGTTGCATCTAATGAAGCACTAAATCCTAATAGTTGATTAATAGATGTTTGTGCACTTGCAGTAAATGTATTTGTTGATGCAGTATACTGATTAAATGCGTACGATGATTGACTAAACGATGTTGCTACACTAGAACTAAATGTAGTTTGAGTTGCTGCAGTTGATGCAGTATATGAATTGAATGATGCAGTCGTTGTTAGACTTGGGTCAGACAAAATAGTAATAACTGCAATTGCTCCATTAACATTAGGTACAATACTAGCAGTAGCAAAACCACTAAAGAAAAATCTAGTAGATGTTCCTATTGATGCACCATTAACTAATATTTGATTTATAGATGAACTAAATGTATTCAATGATGATGTAGTAGATTCTAAGTTATTTAGTCTACCTGTTGCAGATTGAGTAAATCCATTAACACCTGTATTGATTGTTAATTGAGATGCAGTGAATGCATTCAATTGAGTCAAAGAGGGTGCAAATGAAGCAGTATAAGTGTTTAATGCATTTATACTTCTATTCCAACTACCACTATCTGCAGTATAACCTGTTTGATTAACTGTTGAATCAATCAGATTAATATTAAAGTTTCTCAGTGCTAATGGTGTAATATATCCACTATTATTATCTGGAAACGATAATGAGTTATCTGTTGTTAATTGTGCTTTTGATATTTGTGACATTATAGTTTAATTTATGTAATTTCAAATCCGTCTGAATAACCATTGTTGAATGCACCTTGCACTGGTCTTGTACTTTGTATTTGCCCAATACCTTGTGACATAAGTGCACCCTTGCAACAACTAACTGAATAAGTATCAGAGTTAACACATAGACATGCACGTCTACTATTCTTAGGACTTGATAGACCTCTCGTTGGCCCAATGTAGATACCGCTATTGTTTTCTCTATTTACAGAGTATCTCAAATTGCCACTTCTACTATTAGACCATATACCTGGACCTTTATTCATTGGTGTTTATTTTAATAACAACAATAAAAGAATAAATAATTAGTGACCTGTCTTTTTAAGTGCTTCTTTATGTAATAATTCTTCTAATTGATTTTTATCGGATTGAAATGCAAGATATAAAAGACATTTTTCTAATGGTAATTCAACTATTTCATCAAATTTAAGTATATCATCTTGCGATAAAGTTATAAGTGTTGAGTAAGCTCCCCACTTCTTTCCAAAATTTGCTTGATGTCGTGAGGAATGTCCATCTCCATCGTATAATTCAGGGTAGCGTTCACTAAGTCCATTGACAAATTGATAAAAAAAAACAGACAACCAAAGTGGATATCCATACCTAATTCTAAAAACTTAGAATGATTGTCTTTGCCTGAATAAGGTTCAATTAAATACATGCCTTCTTTTTCCATTGTAATAGGTCTGTATAGTATAGACATTATCTTGCTCCAATTATCATCTATTGTAAATGTATTAAACTTTGTAATGTCCAAATAAGCACCATAAGACATTGTAGATAAGTTAGGTTCAAATCCATATGGTTGCCCATCTATCAATATCTTTCTTTGTAATTCGTGTTCTTGATTACCTATGAAATGATTTATTTTTGATTTCAATAAGTTCAAATCTGCTATAGCAATACCATTCAACCATTCAGTTTGTAAACCGCAAAAGTGTAATAAAGTAACTGCAGTCAATGCTTCTTCATCATCTTTATAATTCTCTACATCTTTTAAATATGTTAAATACTTTTTAAGTGTAACGGTTTCCCAACTATTAGGAACTTTAAGCTCTACCTGCATTTGTCAAATAATTTATTGTTGTGATTAATTTCTTTACCTTATTCTCTTCATTCTTTAACTTAGCATCCATTGTTATTATGTTTGCTTTCATATCATCTACTTGTTGTTGTAAATCTTTTGCATAGAGTATTAAATCTCTAATCTCATCACTATTCCACATTTGAGGGCGTGTGTCTGTAAATTCTTGTTTCATATTAGTATCTATATTTTCCGATTGAAATTGCATATGTTCCTTTTGTTTGTGCCTTTTGTGATAGAGACATCATACATCCATATCTTGCTGCATCTATTGCATGGTCTAATCCACCTTCAGGTCTATCCGTTACATATCCATGCTTATCTGTTTCGTATTGGTAACTATACATCTCATTAATTAAATTTTGGCTAGACTTTAAAACTTTAATCTTATAGTTCTTCATTACTGATATACCAAAGTTAATACTATCTCTACCTTTCACTACTGGCTTCGTATTGAATCCACTTCTATACAACTCTTCAATCAAACGTGGTTCACTGCTATCGCACCATATAGTTTGCATCTTATCTATTGCTAACTTTCTTAATCTATCTATGATGTCATTCGTAACCATGCCTTTCTCATAAATGAGTTCCTCCAAAAATAGCGTATCACTATTCTTATACACTGCCACAAGAGCACAGGGGTCATTAGAATAACCAGCATCAAACCCAAAACATACAAAGTCAGCTTCAATGGTATCACATAAATCAAATTGAAATATTGCTTTATCGTTTGCAGAGTATTCTCCTTTACCATATATCTTCCAATATTTAGGATTAGTAAATTCCAAATCTTCAATTGCCTTAATCATTTCTTTAGGCAAGTATGGGTTATCTTTGTATGTAGTAATGTATCTCTCGCAATCTTCCATCTTTCTTAACCAATGGAATGGAGATATAGTAGGGTTATAACATAGAATTATTTTGCCTGATGTTCTAATACTTAACTGAAAATAACTTTCCTCATCTAACTCATTTGCTTCATCAATAAAAAGAATATCCGATTTAACTCCTCTTAACTTCTCAGCATCATCTGTTGAAATGAATTGTATAGTCGAACCATTATAAGTCCATGTTCTATCCGTTACATTAAAGTCATCATCATGCCATATACCTAAATTAATAAGTATATCTTTAAAGTCTTTCATAATAGTTCTCTTTAAAGAAGGTATAGTCTTTCTTACTATCGTTACTATTGTTGCAGTTTGTAATGCTTCTACTATGCAGTATTGTAAAGCAGAGTAACTTTTAGAACTTCTCGTTCCACCTATGTTATGAACTACTCTTGCAACACTATTCATAATGTTATCAAAAGTAATCGTTGTATTAATCTCTAGGTTCAATTTCTTTTCTGTTTATATTAATACTAATCTGCTGTATCCTATGGTCTATCTCACCTTTCAATTCTGTTCTGCTGAGTTTAGGTAAAGCATATTCCATTAACTTCAATGCTAAGTCCATTGCCTTCTCTGGGTCTCTCTTTTTTATTTCTTCTAAGTCCTCTTGTATTGTATTGAGTGTATTGTTTACTGCACGAGCAATAGTTAACTTCATAGCTTCTGTGCTTCTATTTAATGCACCTTTTGGTCTGCCATTTGCATTTATCCTTGTATCTCCTTTAACGAACGCCATAGTATTTAATTGTATTTTACTATTGTAATAACACTACTTAATTTATTTTGTAGTATATGTACTAAATGCAATCAATGTAGTCAGGATTAAGAGATATGCAAGAATGAGGATATATAATGAGTCTATATGTTTATTCTTCTTCATTTAATCTATCATTTCTAATCAATGATTCTAATACTCGTATAGTCATTTCAACTCCTTCTCTATTTTTATGAACAGGCCATTCAAGTTGTTTTTTATACATTTCAATTATATCTTTAATTTCTTGTACTAAATATTTTTCTTCCATATTATTCTTTTTCATAATCATTTATTAATTCATATGCATACATTCCAACTGCAACTCCATCTTTATCTACGATTAACAACATGCCACCTGTGTAATCTCCTTTATGAATAATTTGTTTATCCCTTAACCATGTGTAGTCAAAAGTAAAGTTTGCATATCCATAATCAATTCTAGTATTCATAATGACCTCTCGTATCTGGATAATCGGTTTTAATCATATTCTTAGATTTGTATTGTTTTTCTTTTTTAGAGGCATCACATCTTCTATCTAATATCCAAGCCATTATACCATTCTCTTCTATTTCTTTTAGTTGTTTATCATAGTGTGCAATTACTACTGATTTATCTCCTGTCTTATTATATTCTTTCCATGCATTACTTAATGCAGTCCGAATTGTGCAAAACCTATTATTTGCTTCACTATTTCTATTATTAAACGGATATGGTTTCTTTGGTGGCAATCCTGCCCACTTACCAGTTGCAGGTAAGTCACCATACTTCTCTTTTGCTTTATCATATATGTATTTAGATGTGCAAGGTCTACATCTCCATACTGGTCTATCCGTATGAAAGTCTTTATCACATACTTTGCATCTTCTCATTTCACCATTCTCATGGTCAAACTTTACTTTCCATAACGACATATAACTTAATTAAATGGATTATCTATAACTTCTTTTAATATTCTTCTTACTTTTCTAACTGCAAGGAATGTAGTTGATTTACTTATTCCTATCTTATTTGCAACTTCGTCTAAAGTATCATCTGACATATAATACATTTCCCATATCATTGCAGATGCAAATTGCTTTGTATTCTTTAATCCTTTTATTGCATCTAATACATCATCATGTGCTTTCTGTAATCTTTCGTCATATTCTATATCATAAGGTGTGTCCATTTCAACATCCCAAACTTCATCTACATACATTGTTCTATTTAACTTTTTAGTTTTGTTTATAAACCTACTATGTAAAAACTTTGAACAATAATATAGATTGTATGAATGTTCACCCCAAAACAATTTAGGATTACACTTCTCATGCAAATAAATGTAAAGTTCTTGAACTAAATCTTCTGATTCAATTTTATTCTTTGTTATCTTATTCGCAGATTGTAATAACCATCTATAAGATTCATTGTGTAGATTGATTAATCTTTTTTCACACTCGCAATGTTGTACACTACCTGAGTCTATCATTTATATTCTTTCTTTTACCCAAGTATGAATATGGTCAACTGCTCTTTTCCAATGTCCTGCAGCAGATGCACAGGTGCAAGGCATTGTTTCGTTTTCGTCTCTTAACTTATTGAATGTAGACCAAATCCAATTGGTTTTATTGTCAGGCAAATAAGCACCTAGATTTAGTATGAATTCAGATATCTCATTGAATTCTTGTTCAGTAAGAGGATGATATTTATTCTCCATCTTTCTTTATGGTTTTTAATTTAGGTAATTTCAAATCACTACTCTTAGGTGCCGGCATTTGTCCACCTGGATATACTGGATGGTCTAAGTTTAAGAATGGTTTAATTTGGTCAATGTAAGGATGAGTTCCTACAAAGGTAAAACCCATACAACTTAGGATTAGGACTAAATCGTTTACCGATGTTAACTTACTGAAATCAATTAGATATGCAGCATTTGGGTCAAATTGTTTTTGTGTTCCTTGTAAGGAGATTGTTGTTTCTTCCATTTTGTTTTTTTATTGTTTATAATTTAATCATTCCACAATTTCCATTGTAGTCTTTATTTGTTAATCTATTTAACCATTCTTTTCTTTCACAACAACCACATGACTGATATCCCATTTGTTTTGCAATAAACACTGCAATTTTCTCTCCAAATCCAAAAGTGATAACATATATCAATGCTTCTACCCAATCTCCTAATTTGATTCTTTTCATATTAATTTTTTGTATTTAAACTTATTTTTTGAGCTTTGTTTAATGTAATGTATGCAGACTCCAATTGTTGTAATTGTTTTCTTGTCAAACCAGGACATTCTTTGATTACTTTAAATTCGTGATTATCAATACCATACTTGTCGAAACTATCATGTAGTAAACCTAATCTATCTCTCTTACCTTCTGATGCTCTTCTATAATGTCTCCTGTGTTCATTTAATCTAACTAAGAAATGCATCATACTCATCCCAATATATTGAAACCCATCAGGATTTTTAATTGAATATATGATTGGTGTCTTATCTGCTTTTCTGTATTTTTTAACATATTCTACAAAAGTATCCCAATTCTTCTCTTGCCACTTCTGATGATGTGTTGGATTGATTTCAGTACGGAATTTTAGATTTGTTTCCCTGTTGCAAGATTTACAACAATATTGTAAACCATCTTTGTTGGATTTACATTTACTGAATTGAGTTGTGTCTTTAATTTGTTGACACTTTTGGCATTGTTTAGTCATTTTTAATCATTTACATTTAATGATTTACCATTTTGCTTTAATGCTTTAATCATATTACTTTCAATCTGTCTTAATTCTTTTTTACTAATATTACCATGATTAGATACTACTTGAAAAATGTGTGCATCAATTCCCCATTTGTCAAATGATTTATGTAGTTTAGGAAAATTAGAATGACCAGTAGATTTAGTAAACTTATAAGTTCTTCTATGTTCTAGAAATCTAAGATGTGGGTCTCTATTTGTAATGCCTGTATATACTTCTGAAATTGGATTTGTAATTGTATATATCATACCTTCTTTGTCAGCTTTATTTACAGCTTTTGTTCTAACAGATTGACATTGTTTACAATGTGGTTGTAACCCATCTTTAGATAATTTATACTTTGAGAATTTTGTTGTAGATTTTAATTCATTACAACTTGAACACTTTTTCTTAGTCATTTTATATGTTTTTTGTTATTAGTAATATACGAATAATTCCTGATATTACCAAACATATATATCATTTTCAAAAGTGAAACGCAAAAAAGACCAGAGGAAATGACATTAACCCCTGGTCTGTAATATGTGTAAGTAAGACACTCTACAATAATGCTAAGTAGCTGTGAGTAATAATTAAGTCTTACTAATAAACAAATAACACATATGAATTGTAATATAGTTAAATTATTTTACATCTCCAAATAAATCATCAAACTTATTTATCATTTCTTTTTGTTCTTTATCTAAACTACCTGTAATTACTTCTGCTAACATATCTTGTCTTTCAGCTTTAGTTCCAGTTACAAGTTCTAGTTCAGCAGTAACAGTACCAGTTACAGTTCCAGTTACAGTTCCAGTATGGTTTTCCATATGAGAACTCATATCTACTTTCATATCTTTCTTCTTTTGGAAATTCTTTAATCTATTTTCAGTATAAGCTTTTCTTCTAATACTTTCTTCTTTCATTTTTAGATTATACCATTTGCCATCTTCTTTGATAAACTTTTCAGCAACCTGTATATCTTCTTCGTTTAATATACTTTTCATATCTCCATCAGTAAGATGTTGATTTTGATGTTGTAAGCATAGTAAAGTTATATACTTACCTTTTTGTTCATAACTCATTGTCATTGTTCCTACTAAGAAATCTTTTGTCCATAATAGGACTGCTGGGTCTTTTGCCATTGTTTTTTGTTTTTATTGTTTTTAATACTACTAATATACGAAATATTTTCCATAATACCAAATTATGAGTTTCCATATGGTAATAGATATGGTTTCTCATAATAAACATAATACAAAAAATTACTATATATAACATGTTAATTATCAACATATTATAAAAAAGTTTAATAAATAGTTGGAAATGTGGAAAATTTGTCGTATATTGTAGTATAACAAACAATGACAATAATGACAAAAGAATTAACAATTGAACGATTAGCTGAGGCAATCATTAAAACCAAAAAAGAAGTAATGTATCTTAAAACTGAATTAGAAAAAGTTCAGTCGTATTTAAGAGAACAACATAAATTAAAAAAACAATTAAACAATAAATAAGATGATTAAATTTAGTAGGACACAATTACAGGCCATTGACAATGGTTCTGCAAAACGAAGTAGATTAAAAAAATTAGCAGAAAAAGCAGCATATTCATCAATAGATGCATCTTATCCACATACTTACATATTCTCTCCTCCAGGTTTAGGTAAAACATTTACTGTGAATAAATCATTAGAAACTGCTGGTATTGAACATTATACAATTAGCGGTAATATTTCAATGTTTTCATTTGGTATACAACTTGCTGTTATAAATCATTTAATTCCAAAGAATCAAGTTGTTGTAATAGTTGTAGATGATTGTGATGAAATATTAAAAAATGCTCAAAACATAAACATAATGAAAAATGTATTGAGTGGTAATAGAGTTTATTCTTATGAAAAATCTTTACAATCACAATGGAATAATTTATCCGAATTACAACAAGAATCTATAACTGCACATAGTAATGATAGTAGAATGGGATTTGAAGTTCCAACTGATAGATTTATTTTTATATTTACATCTAATTTCAAATTAGCCACAGATGATGAAGTTAAAATTGCAAGAGATAAAGGTCAACAAAAGGCTGTTTTATTAGGACATTTAAATGCAATTAGAAGTAGATGTAAACCTGCAGATTTTGAATTGAATGATGATGAACAATGGGGATGGATTGCTGATACAATTTTAAATGAAGATTGCCTTGATATAAGTAATGAAGATAAAATTATCTTATTAGATTGGATGTATAATAATTGGGATAATATGAATGAAAGAAGTATTAGAACTGCAGAAAAAATGGCAGAAGCAATCATAGATGACCCAACAGGATATAGAGATGATTGGGAAATTGATTATTTAAAATAATATAAAATGAGAAAAGATATACAAGCATTAATAGATGCATCAAAAGATAAAGCATATTCTAAATTAACTGATAAACAATTAGAACAATATTCTAATAATGAACATTATAAAAATGGTGCAAAATTAGGAGGCCACATAGTAGGTAACAGAATTGAATCTAAACTTAGATTAAAAAAATTACAAAAAACAGCATGTATTTTAGGTGGTAAAGTTATGGGTGCAATTCAAGGTAAAAAAAATATAGAATCTGGTTTAATTTCTAATTTAGGTAAAATACAAGCCAATAAAATACACAAGTGTCCCCATTGTAATAAAATTGGTAAATCTTCATCTATGTTTCAATGGCATTTTGATAAATGCAAATGGAAAAATAATCCAAAACCAATACCTGAAAAAAAAATACCTATTAATGAACAAATACATACATGTAAACATTGTTTAAAAACAATAAAAGGTAGAAATTATTTTAGATGGCATGGAGATAATTGTAAAATGAAAAAATAGAAATTTTGTTTGGTTGTCATAACAAGTTGTTAGTTAATGTCATTCTAACAACAAAACCCCTTCCTTTCGGTTGGGGTTTTTCTTTGCGTTCCTGACACTTTCGGCTACTCTCCGTATATTGTATTCAATTTGTTATTAGATGGTCTGGAAATAGGTTATAGATACTAATAACCTAATTTTAGATACCACCCTTACTCTTTTGTTCTAAGTATTTTATCTCTACTCTTAATGCAGATACTTCTTCTACTAACTTTAAGATTTGAGCTCTCATCTCATCTTTTTCTTTACTACTTTCTTCTAATAGTAATTCCAACTTTGTAATTCTACTTTGACAATCGTTTCTGATAAATCTTTCATCATCTTCTTTATGTGATGCTCTTTTCTCAAAATATCTCCATGCATTCACTCCACCTAATGTAGTTATTGCAGTTATTATGACTGTGTAGATATTTTCCATATTAACTTCCGTATTCTCTTTTAATAAATCCACAAACTTTTTTTGCAGTTTCTTCGTCACCATATCTTGCAGTTTGTTCTTCAACACAAACATCAAATGGATAACTTACACCATCTTCTGCTAAATTAATTCCTTTTTCCATTTCTATTTTAGAAGCTTCCTCTTTCAAAGGAACACAATTTGGAACTTCTCTACCATCCATATCTTTTGTTCCAACTTGCACATAATCTTCATAGCAGGGGTCATTTGGCCCTTTCTCTAATCCTGCTAAATTTATTCCTCTATACTTTTCATCGTACACTATTCTAGCTACTACTTTTGAAGACATATTAATTATCTTACTCATCTCTTGTCTATCCCATTTAGATTTACATATTGCGTAACTCTGGTCTTGTGGATATGTTTGAGTTTCTTCACCCATACATCTACTAATGAATTCTTGTTCGTTTTCTGATTTACCTGGTTTTATTGGCATAATATTTTATTTAAAAACTATATGTAAGTTGTGCACTTGATGTGAATGTAATATAAGCATATGAACCGGTTATTGATAAAGTTCCACCACTTAGTGCATGGTCATAAGGAGGTACTAAAGAAGCAGTTGCATATCTTAGAATTACTACACCATCACCACCTTTTTGCATTCCACCACCTGCACCACCACCAGTACCATCTACACCATTACTTCCTGTAAAACAATTAGTACAACCACCCACATCACCTCTTCCACCACCACCAATTCCACCTTGTCCGTTTCCAGAAGGTAGAGTAGCATTTCCTGCTCCGCCACCTCCGCCTGCATACCAGTTTCCATCTAACCATAGTGAACCACTACCACCACGACCTGATAATCCTACAATACCATCAACTCCATTTTGTGAACTACCTGCACCTCCACCTGTACCTATTGGTGGTGGGCCTCCAGCACCTGCATTAAAAGATGTAGGAGCACCTGAATTTCCTTCTCTTGCACCAGATGCTATTAAGATTCCAAATGTTGATGAAGAAATTGATGATTGTTTACCAAAACTATCAATAGCTGCAGTACCACCTGTACCAACTTCAATATATAAAGTATTATTAAAATTTAGTGACCCAGAACTTGCTAAAAATCCACCTGCACCTCCACCATATCCAGTACTATATACGGCATCACCACCACCAACTATTAAGTAATCAAAACTTAAAGCGGGAGGAGGTGGTGCATTACCTCTTACGAAGCCACTGGTACCACCACCTCCGGCGGTCGTACTGTTAATTAATACATTTACTAAAGGCATGTTTTTTGTTTTATTTTAATCCGATAATACTTGCAGCAGTTGTTGAAGAACTAACAGCAGATATTAAACCTGGAATAAATCCTGATGCTGACACAAATGTCAATATAGAACCATCTACGGTTTTAACTGTTACATTACCTGCTTGTCCAACATACAACCCACCAAAACTTGCAGACCCTTCTGCAAATGCGCTACCACTTAAATATGGTGCAGTAAGTGTAGTACCACCACTAAATTGGCCGTTCTCTACATAAGATTGTTGATTGAATAATTTACTCATTGTTTTTATTTTATTTTATATAATTTATTTTCAAATCTACATTTAATTACAGTTTGTAAGTTTAATGTTCTCCATTTTCCCTTAACATCTTTACATTGTATATTAAACATACCTTCTTGTTGTTTAGTCTCACTTCCACCTGCTTCTCCACCTACATATTTTGCACTATCCCAATACATTTCATAATAATCTATATTTCCTTCATTGGTTTCCCATTGAACAAATATTGTATTTCTTCTATTACTACTTTCTAATAAGTCTTGAAATTCAGATAATGTAATTTCAATTCCTCTTAATTGTATTAGTTTATTATATACATTACTATTATCCATTAGTTCTTAATGATAATCTATAAAGTGTTTGTGCTAACAATTGTGCAATCTCATCTAATTGGTTTTGAATCCAACTATCTTGAGGTGCTGATTTTCTTTCTTCTTGCAACCACAAATAACAATTCTTATAGTATGATATTGTGTTATCCAATCCGCCCCAATCCATTAAATCTTCAACATCAAATCCTTTTAATCTACCATAGATACCTGCATATGATTCACTTAACGTATCTAATAATTCTACAATTTCATCATAGAATCCTGCTAATGCTTCATGCTCACTTTTAGATGTTGTTTGGTGATGCCATACAATCGCTTGTTGTTTTGCATTGTTAAAGTATGATACTATTTCTACTATACTTGCCATAATGTTTATTTTATTTTAATCCTAATGTTTTTGGTTCTAATAATGCAGGTGCTACAATTAAATCTTTTTTATTTTTAGTAGTTGCTGCTTGTCCTGGGTAAGATGAACTAATTGATGGATTTGCTTCACTTTCTGTTAACAATCCTAATTCTCTTAATTTATTTCTACTCCATCTCAATCCACTTTTTCCTCCCCAACTATCATACATCAATTTACCACATCCGTCTCCGTATGCAGTTGATGATTGTAAATCACCTTCATGTCTACTTAAAAACGAATACATTCTTTTAATTGTATCAACTGAGATTGGTTCTCCTTTAGCTAATTGATTTGCTCTTTGTTTCCCAACAGGTGTTCCACAACTTCCCCAACCATTCTTTTCTGCGTATGCTAATGCTCTTTTTGCATTAGAACGAACTGCAGAACCATAATCAGAATGTGATTCCATTTCTATTCTTTGACCTTTACCAAATCTTTTATCTTTTTTTATTAAAGCTTTAATTTTTGATAATGCAATCTCTGCTTCTACTTCTGATAATTCATCAATATCTTTTTCTAATATTTCATCAATAAAAGATGCTTCTACTAATTTGTGTTCAAACAAACCTTCAATAGAAAATCCTTTAACCTTGCCAGTTTTTACATAATCTTTCCAAAGTTTATCATCTGTTATTTTAAATAAACCTACCCAACTACCTATTGGTAAATTTAAACCATAATTATTTGATTTATCCAATTTACCTTCTTTAATCCATGACTCAACAAGATATACATTTTTTATTTTACTATCATGTTCTAATGTAGCTTTATCAGTATACTTTTTCATTAAGTAATTCTGTGCTAATTTCTTAACAGTCTCTTTACTGAAAAATACATGATAAGGTTGTCCTTCACCATCTATTCTTAATATCTTCTTTTCAGGTATTAAAACTGCACCTATTAACATTTGTTGTTCTTTGTCAATAGCTGCAAATTGTATTTCCTCTTTATCAAAATATACGAAGTCAGATTCCATTGCAGGTGATTCTACCAAACTAATGGCAAATACTTCATCTACATTCTCATCTTCTATTTTTAATTCATAAAGTTTCATATTGTAATAACATTATAAGTTATAAAAATTGTTATCCAGCACTGAATGTTGCTGCTCTATTAGTTCTACGGTCAAGCGCTTGTTGAGAAGATATATCTTGTGATACTACATAGGCACGTATTGGAGCCTGTACATTTCCTATTGTTTGTGCAATTTGTGTTGTAGGATTCATTCCACCGGTTGTTTGTATTTGTGGTGCTGGTGCAGATGGAGCCGTTGGTGCTTGTATAGATGCACCACCACCGCCTGCTGAACCACCACCTCCACTTGCTCCTGGAGTTTGAACTTGGTTAATTTGTTGAATACCTTTTGCAGTTGCAACCACTGCGGCTACAACCGATGCAGCACCGGCAATCAATGTTGCAATACCCAATGGTGTAAAGTATCCTGCCTTAGCAGCTGCTTTCTGTGTATTAATTATAATACTTGCAACACCAGCAGCTTGTTCAATTAATAAACCTGCAATTGCTAATTTCTTATTCTTACCTGCAAGTTCTTGTAATGCTTTACCAAATCCACCATAAAGGTTTACTATTTGTAATTGTAAATCTTTTTTAGCTTCAAATTCAGCTTTATCTATATTTTTTAGATTTGCTTTATGCGTAGTTTCAATTGCTTCTAATTCAACTGCATTATCTCTTGCTTTTAGTTTTTGTGCTTCAAACGCATCATTTTCTAATACTCTTTGTTGTGTAAAGTATTCTGCAGTTCCTTCTTGTAATACTTTTAATCTAGCTTCATCTAATAATAATTGAGATGCTAATTCTTTACTTCTTGCATCTGTCTTAATCTTATCTAAATCATTCTGTAAACCTTGTGCTAATAATTTTCTTAATTCATTCTTTTCTGATTCTGATTTTAAGATAAATTGTTTATCAGCTTCTAACTCTACTAAATCTTTTTGATATTTAGATTGTCTTTGTGCTAATGCTTTATCAGTTTCATCTTTAATTGCAGAGTCTCTAATTTCTTTTGCTCTTTCTTCAAAAGCCTTTTTCTCTTTTAATGTATTATCATCAATAGTCTTTTGCTTCTCAGCAAATGAAGTTGTTTGATTTATGTATTCTGCTTCTGCATTTATCTTTTCTGATTGTAGATTCTTATATTCAACACTATCTTTTTTGTATAGTGTCATCTTATCGTCTAAATCTTTTATTTTTGCTTTGTATGATAACTCAGCAAATTTCTTTTCAACATCTAATTTCTCTTGCTCTGTTGTTGCAAGAACTAATGCTTCTTCTTTTAATTTTTTTAATTTAGCTTCATCTAATTTATCTTCAGCTTCTAATCTTTTAATCTTTTCATCCAATGCTTTTTTAGCATCTTCATTTTGTGTTTTTAGATTTTCCTTTTGAGTCTTAGTTAATTTCTTAGTTCCTGCTTCAAATCTTTCTGATGTTGCATTATATGCATCAACGGTTTTACTCCAACTACCTTTAAGTTGGTCAAATCCTTCTTGAATTGCTTTTGTATCTAATGTGAATATACCTTTAAGTATTTTACCAATACCTGCTCCACCTTCTTTAACTAATGTAAATAAACCAACTAAACTAGAATAAAATATACTTATACCTTTTGTAATATAAGGTAATGCTTGTGTTGCAAGTTCAATAAATGAATCAATCAATGGAGTCAATGCTTCAAAGATACCACCTAAAATCTTTTCAAATCCAATAAGAAGGGGTTCTAACTTTTTAGTTGCACCTTCTACATTTGAAAACGCAGCAACTAATCCAGCTACTGCTGAAACTATTAAACCAATACCTGCAGCTTTTAATGCAGAACCAAATGATACAGTTGCAACCTTAGCTTTATTTAATGCACCACCTAACATACCAATAGGGCCACCGGCTGATTCTAATGTATCAATCCAGTCAGCAGAACTTTTCTTTGCACCTTTAATTGAATCTTCTAAATCATCAATTGCATTTGCTAACTTAGCAAATTCAGGAGAACCTGCAGCAACTTGTCTTTGTAAAAGTTTTAATTCTTTTAAATCTTTTATACTTTGAGCTGCGTCAATCTTCGCTTCAATATCAATCGTTATTTTCTCGTCTGCCATTAGTATTTGGTTTTATAATATCTTACAAACTTTTTCCATAAGTCTCTGAATCTTGTTGGGTATTTGTATTTCCCTTTTGCGATTTCAACTCTTTGAGATACTCCGTAGAATTCATTTGCATTTAATATGTCAATTACATTCTTTATCATATAACAGGTTAATTTTTTTATCTATTTAATGCTCCTTGCAATATTGGCCCTAATAATTGAATAGTGCACTCACCAGTTTTAATTGAATATTCGTTTATTGCACGAAGATGATACATATTACCTCTCCATTCAATTATATCATTTAAATTTAAATCTGTATATTGAGCAAATGGAATAATTGCAGATGCGTTTATTAATCTTGTTACTGGATTATATAAAAGAGATATATAACTTTCCCAATAGTCTGTATAAAGATTTTCCGTTGGAACTTCACCATACACTGCAGCTTCATTATTAAAAAGTAATGATAAACTATCACTTGTTGGAAAACTACCACTAACTACATTATAATTGTCGAAATAAGGAAAATTAGTTTGTTCTTTTATAACGCCTGAATTTGTTAAACTACCACTTTCAATATAATAAGTTTCACAATTTAGTAATCCATTATAAAAATAAATATGTGGCAAAACTCTACTAGGATTAAAGTTTTGGTCACTAATGTATGTTGGTATGTATATTGGTATAATTTGACTCATAATATTTTATTTTTTAACAGAAATCTCCAGTTCCATATCCAATTTCTCCTGTAAATCTATTTAATTGATAAATTTCTAATGAATTAGGGTTTAGTATCCATCTATATCCAGTAATAGGAGTATTTCCATATTGGTCATAATATGCTATTACACCCGGTTGAATATTACCTACATTGGTATAAACATCAAATGAAGTTGGAGAAGAACATACTACTCTAGAATCAGATGAAGATGCAACTTTACAATTACCTGCAAAGTATTCAGTTATAGGAGGATTAATACCACCAATACTACCTGATAATCCAGTACCTGCAATTCTAAGTAATGGTGTTGATGCAAATGTTGTTTTTACATCTAAAGTTCCTTGTGAATAAAAATTTGTTGTATCTGTATAATAAGATTTGCCATATTCTCTATTTGCTGCTTTACTGAATTGTAAAGAAAGATAATCTTGGTCTAATGTATCTCCAAAGTTTAATTTATTTACAGCAAGATTGTTTGCAGGTGTTACATCCCATTTTTGATTTAAATCTATATAATTATCAAAAGATGCTACTTTACCTTTATTATACCAATTATTAAATGTTTCAATTATAAAATTAAAAGGTTTAGTTTTATCTGGGTAAATTACCAAATGAAACTTTTTTTGTAATCCAATTATAAAATCAATTTGTTTAATTCCTGTTGTTCCAAATGGCATATTAGACGGAATATCCATCACTCTACCATCAGCTGCTTGTTTTACTTCTTTTATTTGTAGATAAGAACGAGTTGTTCCTTGTGGGTCAATTGTTACTTTTGGTAAAACTGCCGGCGATGGTTGATTAGGAGATTGTCTAACTTGAAAATAATAACTACCCGTTGGTATTGCATCCATAACAAATTCTGTTTGCAATTCATAGTTTTGATTTATACCACCTGTTCTACTTTGTTGTAATTGGTCAAAGAAAAATATGTAAGATTGTATAGCTTGTGTAGAATATGCAGTTGAACTACCTGTTTCTAACATACGAATTTGAAATGTTCCATTTGCAGATAAAGTACCAGGTAAGTTATTTACTGAAGAACTTACATTTAAATTTAAGTTTAATATTCCTGATAATCTTGTTTTTTTATCAACTCTATATGAACCATTACTATAAAATCCTTGTGCGTCAGTTAAAACATTATACCAAGGAAGTGTTACCCAACTACCAGAAGGTAAATTGACATCTGTCATTCCACTACCACTAATTGCACCTACTTTAATTTTACCATATGTTTCCAAATCAACACCACCAAACTCAGGATATTTTAATGAGTTATTACAAAACATATACACATTATTTAACCAACTTTGATTCATAAAAGATGATGAATATGTATATCCTGCTTCTTCAAAGATTGCATCTAATGTTGCTTTTACTCTAATAGCAGGTTTAAAGTTTTGCACCGATAATGCACCATTGATATCATCCATACCAAACAATTCATATTGTCCTGAAGTGAATTGATAACCACTACCATAATCTGCAAGTGGATAAACTATATCTCCATTAAATAAACTACCACTCCAACTTGCTGTAATATTATTATAAGACGCAGTATGGTTATATTTTGCTAATGAAGTTAAATCAGTTAGATAAGTATTATTAATTATTTTACCAAACGAAGAAAGTGTTCCAAATATTGTTACCTCATATGAATCAACTGCTTTAGACTGAAACATACTTACTTTATTTAATTGCAAATATCCATTGATTAAATACACACCATTAAAGTCCAAATAACATGGAACTTTTATATTGGTTGCAAATAAAAATGGATTTTCAATACTAATATCGTATACATGTTCAAAGAATGCATTATTCTTTTTAGTTCCAGGCAAAGTAATTTGACGAGTAAAATCAGATGGAAGAGTTCCAATATCAAAAAGTCCTGTGACATTATTTGATATCTTTAAATCCTCATCTTCAAATACATCTAATTGTTGCCCATTCGCAATTAAACGATAGGTAATGTTTTGTGTTGATATAACTGCCATATTAGAATATTAACTTGTAGGATTGTCCGTATTTGAATGTAAATTGATATTGTATTAAATGGTCTACTACACCAGTTTTAAATACTATATTGCTAGTCTCTATACTCAATGGTCTTACAAAGTTATTAGTTTCATCATATAACCAATATATTTCATCAGATACCATCAATTGTTTGAAAATATCATTATAAGATTGTGGAACAAAAAATGTATTTACAGAAATTGCTGGGTTAGCATCAATGATATAATTTTTATTTGAACTATCTTGTTTTGCATATGATAAAGTAGAACTATCCCATGTTCCTAATTGCGGTTGATATGATTTCTTTTGAACTTCAAATGATTCTCTACTTACCATATAAAAATTAAACCAATCAAATTGACCTAATCTATTCTTCCACATTATTCTTACATTAGGATATTTTTGTTGACAATCAAAGTTAAATTGTATAGCTTGTCCTAATGGAGTTGTACCATTGTATGCTTGTATTGTATATGATGAATAACTTCCAGAAAGAGGAAATCCACTTTGCAAAGGAGCTTGAGGATAAGAAATAATTTGACCTGAAGATGATGCATTAGAAGTTAAAGTATAATTAGCAGATTGTATTGATGATGAATATACTAATTTAGTAGGTTGCGTTCCATCTGTTGTTCCTACATATACACCTGCGTATCCTTTGTTTGTTTCAAACATACTTTGTGTTGCAGGGCCATCGGTCATCAAAGGCCAGAATGGAGAAGATGCAGTTATACTTTGTCCTATTGCATCTTGATTCATTAAACCATATCCATCTAATGCTTTATATGTAGATGTTTTGATATGTGAACCTGTTATGAAAATAGAACCTGATTGATATCTTGTGTAAAAATCTACTGCATAAAATTCAACATTAGAAGAATTATTATAAAGAGTATCTTGTAATGTTGAGTTAATAATTTTAGATGCATCGAATATACCAACACCTGAACTATTAGGGTATTTTACAATTGTATAATCTGATGTAGATGCTGATTGAAACTGAGAACCAGTCCAATAATACAATTCACCAATATATTGAAAAGATGCAGATGTTAATAATGCTGCAGAACTTTCAACAACCGTAAATGCAAGTGGTGATTGTGCTAAAGATACTAATGCTGGAGTTTGAGTTATGCTTAAAGACATTTATAATTCGTTTATATAATAACCAATAAAAATGTAAAAGTATTTGATACTACATTTTTCTAAACTCTTGTAGTATTTGTTTTTTTACTTCTGCTGCTAATTCTTTTGTATATCCCTTAATCATTTTCTTAACTTCAGGGTCATTTATTGCGTTTTCTGCAAATGGATTAGGTTTAACATACGACTTACCTTTACCTCCTGCTTTCTTTCTTGTCTTATGTCCTTCTTCTACAAACTTACCATACTTTGCACCTGGTGGAGCATAATCAATATTAAACTCTATACCATACTTAACATCTTGAACAATATTAGGTTTTTCAGAATTTTTACTTAATACTTTATTAGGAGTATTTGCAGTCTTTAATTTATTCTTTAAATTACCTCTTTTTGGTGCTTGAAGGTTTTTATTTATAGGAGCATATGCAACCGTTAAGTCACCTATTGTTTTTGCTATATCTTTTAAAGTAGGCATTATACAGTTGGATTTATGATTAAGTATGCAACTTCCATATTTGTAGCTACGTTTGTAAAGATATCAAATGTACCAGTTGTTTTGTTTCCAACTACTGGTGGATACTCATCGGCTTGATTTTGTCTGTCTTGACAAGTTACTAAAATAATTGAGTTTGCTGTTACTAAACTATTAGATATAGTTGCAGAAGCATTTACAGTTACAATATCAGAAGTTTTATTACTTCCCTTATTAAATCTAATGTCATCTTGGAATGACCATGCACTTCCACTATATTGTGCTTTAACAGTACCTGTTCCGTTTGCTAATATAATATTATTGTTTAATGGAGTTCCTGCAGTTCCTGTAAATGAACCTATGATAGTATTGTTACTACCTGTAACATATTGTCCTGCTTGGCCACCAATGAATACGTTACTACTTCCACTTGAAAATCTTCCAGAATCAACACCAAGTGCAAAGTTATTGTTAGCTGCTGTATTTGATTGTAATGCATTTACACCCAATCCAAAGTTGTTAATACCTGTTGTATTATTTGATAATGCACCTTGTCCTATTGCAACATTACTAAAACCAGTAGTATTATTTGATAATGAATTATCACCTAAGTAAATATTATTATTATTTGTACCATTTCTGTCAATGAATATTGTATTTCCTTGTAATGTTGTACTACCTGATACTCTTAAACTACCTGTGATAGTTTGATTACCTAAGAATGAGTTTGAACCAGTCGTTGCAAAACTACCTGTATTGATAGATACTGAACTTCCATTTACTAATAAACTTCCAGTTACGCTTACATTACCGTTAAAATTTGAACTACCTGATACATTTAATGTACCTTCAAAGAATGAATTACTTCCAGAGTCAATTAAGAAGCCTGTCTTTCTATTTGTATATGATGTACCTGTACCTACTGCAAATACTGTTTCACCTGTTTTAGATTTAGTTCCATCTAATGCATTAAATCTACCAGAGAATAAAGAACCCTGACCACTATTAGCAACATCAGCACCTGCAAATGTTGCAGATACCGTACTACCTGTTACAACCAATCCATTACCAATCATACCAGTAGCATTTACTGACGATGCATCTCCATCTGGAACCGATGCTGTTAAGAATGTACCAGCAAGAATATTAAAACTAAACGATTTACCTTGTGTCGCAGCTACGTTTGTACCATCTATATTAACTATGTGACCTGTACCATATACTGTATTAGTATTAGTTTTAGGAGATAATATTGCAGCGTTACTACCACTTGGAGTAAATCTATTATTAATGGTTAAACTTCCATTGTTAATATTAGAGTTATATGATATTGATGATGAAAAACTATTCAATGTAATTGTACCACCAAATGATAGATTACTATTTATGTTAACTGAACTACTTAAAATATTTACGTTTGCAACTGAGGTTAATTGTGCACCAAATAATGCATTACTTCCAAAATTTATACCTGCTAAAGCCTTTTCATGATTCAATGCAGCAGATGAACCTAAATTAATCACACTACCCATTAAGATGTTAGTGCTTAAATTGGATGCTGATGAACTAACCGGGCCTCTCCATGTCCATGCATTTGATGTTGTATTGGATATTAAGTTGCCATTCATTGTAGGTGACCAAGCCATGCTACCACTTATTTGTGGAACTGAAGAACCATGTGTGTAATAGTTTGATGTACCGATGTATCTCTTAAACCCAGCAGTTGGTGCGGTAGGATTTACAAATATATTTGCACTACCAGAAATTATTGTATCTGCAGTAGCACTACTATTTTTGAATATAAAGTTTCCAATACCAGCTGAAGATGCACTTATGTGTGCAGATGCAGATGTGAATCCTTTTGCTACTAACATCATAGACCCTGATACATCTGATATTGTAAAGAAGTTACCTGCATCATCTATTAGGGTTTGGTCACCTGTAAATGTGTTAGAACCGGTTGTTGCAAAACTACCTGTATTGATTGAAGTTCCAAATGAAGATGTTGCTACTAATGAAGAAACATTACTTCCGTTACCCACCCATGCATATCCTTGTTGTAGAGATGCAGTTAGTGTTCCACTTAAATTTAAACTACTTGCTGAAATATATCCAGATGAAGTTATATTGTTTACTAATAATAAGTCTTGATTTGGAATGTATTTTATTCCACCATCAACATATATTGCTTGAGTGCCTGTTGAATTATCTACAAATGTCACAAAGTGTTGTAAGTTTTGTGTTGATATAGATGTAGATACTGCCATTGCAACAGATGCAGTTGCAACAGACATAGATGAAGTTTGCGAAGAGTTTATATATGAGCCAGTTGCTGCTATTAAACTATTTACTTTTTGGTCATTCGATTGTGTATATGCGTTGAATGATGCAGTTGTTGCAAAACTACCAGTATCTATTGATGCTCCTGTTACACTTACACTAAATGTAGATGCATCACCTTTTGTAAATGTTAAAGTATTTCCACTAAATGATGCAGTAATTATAGAAGATGCGGTTACAGAAGAACTAACAAATCCTAATGCAGTTATTTGTGCACTACCTGATATTGTTCCTGCAGGAGTACTTCCTCCACCGAATGAACTGGTTGCTACTAATGTAGTTCTACCATTTGCGTCACCAACATAAGTAAATCCTTGTTGTAATGATGCAGTTAAACTACCAGTTATTTCTAAATTTTGTAACATTGCAACATTACGAGGAAACGTTACTCTACCATCCGTAAATGATTGTGATGATTGAAACTCAATACCAATATAGAAATTTGAGCCACTTTGTAATATAATACCAGGTTGTGTACTCGCAGCAAGTGATGGAGGCCCAATTTTTGATGGGTCACCACTAATAGCTATTCTTCTACCAGTTTCAACTTCAGAAACAATTTGAGTTGTACTTAATAATGCAGACCTACTACCACTTACTATATTAATGCTATTAGGTTGTATTGTAGATGTTCCAGTTGAGGAACTAATTGTTAATGTGTTTGATGATGGAATCCAATATAAACTATCTCCTGCATCTTTAGATACAGTAGACCCTGATATGAATGGTATTATATATCTCTGAGTACCAATTGGTGGGTTTTCAGATATTGCAACCGGTGTAATGTTTAGATTACCAAGTATAGTTTGATTGCCTGTGAATGTGTTACTTCCAGTTGTTGCAAAACTACCTGTATCAAATGTGCTTCCACTAACGTCAGGAATATTAACATTAAAGGTTGTATTATCACCTTTAGTAAATGTTAAGTTTCTTGTACCATTGTTAAATGATGCAGTAATTAAAGAAGATGCAGTTACAGAAGAACTAACAAAACCTAATGCAGTGATTTGAGCAGAGCCTGATATTGTTCCAGGTGTTACACTACCAGATGATGCAACAGTTAAACTAAATTGACTACCATCACCTTTTGTGAATGTCAATACATTTACTGCAACACTACCAGTCACCATAAGTGAACCTGTGTTAATTGAACCACCACTACCAGTTAAGTTAGCTGCAAATATATTTCCTGAAGAACTTATATTAGTTCCATCAAAAGAAATATTTAATGATTGACCAATACCATCTTGCAATTGTGTCATTGTACCTGATACCAATGCATTATTAGTTCCTAAATGTGCTAATGATTGATACGATTGTGAAATATATAAGTTACTTAAACTTCCCATTTTATTTTATTTTAATATTTTTATACTGTTGACCATGTTCTAAATTCAGCATCTGTTCCACTCCATGCTGCAGGAGTTGTAGACCAAACTTTAGGATTAATCCATAAATTACATATTGCACATGTATCGATTGGTCCTGGTTGTAATACTGGTAAATCTATTAAATCTCTACTAGTATCATTTATTTTTTCTATAATCTTATAACACACTAAGTTACCATAAGTATTTGATAGACCTGGTGATTTCAATGTAGAAAATACATCTCCTACTGCAACAGAATAACTATCTGTAAGTAATGTAGCTTTATATCTTTGTCCGGTAGAACAATTTTCAATTACATATACTACATATATTGTAGGTATTAAATCAAATAAACATCTATTCTTATCGTTGTGTGTTGTAAGAATAAATTCTGCAGTCCAACCTGCTAATCCATTATCAAATCTATCTACAAAAGGAGTGCATATAATGTCACCATCGATGTCAAAGTTTGTTACACTTCTTTGTGTGTAATCACTTAAATCGTTCAGGATTGCAAGTGTATTTGCCCATATATCTATTTTATCGTCAGTCTGATAGAATGGAATTGTTTGAGTATTATTTGTTGGATTAGACTCATTGTTCTTATTCTTTATTTTATCTGCAATAGTTAATGTGCAAGTATAATTTGTAACATTAGTTCCAAAATCAACATCTAATATTTGTATATTACCAATTGGATATTCAGGAAATTCTCTTTCACCAATATCCCACCAATCTCCAGTAGTTACAACACCAATAGAAGGATGGTTAGACATTATAACTCTAAACCAATACATTATATTGTAGTATAAAGTATAATTAGTGCCTGTATTTTGTATTATTGCACTCATAATTAGTTTGGATATAATTCAAACAAACAACGATTCTTATCATTGTGTGTTGTTAAAGTAAATGTTACCACCCATCCTGCTAAACCAGAATCAAATCTTTCATGGAATTGTTTACAATTAATTTCTGAATTGATTTCAAAGTTTGTTATACTTCTTTGTAAATAAGCAGTTATGTCATTCATTACTGCTAAAGTATTAGCCCAAATATCAACCATATCATCCATACCAAAGAATTGATTAGTCATTTCATTAGTTCTTGGAATTGATTCGTTATTCTTATTCTTATACTTGTCAGCAATTAATAATTGTATATCAAAGTCAGTTGTTGATTTACCAAAAACTGTTCGTAATATAGTAATGTTTACAACTGGATAGTTTGGAAACTCTCTTTCATCAAAATCATTTAAATCTTCAGTTGAAACTTGCGTTACTGATGGATGATTACCTATTATCTCACCTAAATAATTTATTATATTATAAAACTGAGTATAATTTGTCCCTGTATTATTAACAATTGCCATAGTATATTATAATTGTATTCCACCAAAATATTGATTTGACTGGTCAGGATAAATTTGAGTTTGATTACCTACTGATTCTAAGTATTGAGGAATGAATTGAGAATATGCAATTAAGTAGTTTTGTAATCTTAATGCATAATAGTCAGCATTCTCTTGTGCTCTTTGTTTCAAATAATCTATTTCATTTTTTTGTGGTGCTATACCTTGCTCACTTTGTTGTTTAACTGCACCATTAGATTTGAATTGAACAGAACTAAAAGGAATATATTCAACACATGTATACCACATTAAACTATTTTTAATATAATCATTTAAAAGGTCTCTATAATATATTGATAAATTGTCTACATTATTTGCAACGATTTGTGCTTGCAAGTAATCAAATAAGATTGTACCTAAAAGATTCTTTAAGTATTTATCTTGTGCAGTTCTAACAAACGGCAATAAAGCATCTGCGTCGATTGACCCCTGAAGTGGAGTATTTTTTATAATATCATTTCTGTTTATGAATAATGCGTATGCCATAATTTATTTTTTAAATATTTCGTATTCTTTATTATTTACTTCTAACATAGAAAAACTTTGATTAGGTGTTGATTCAAATTCACCATCTTGATATTGTTGGTCAGTTGGGTCTTCTTGTATTGCTGGATTTTCTAATGATTTATTAGTTTCATCTTCAACTTGTGCAACTG